CACAAATGCTGACAAAACCTATGTTGGACAAATACCTAACAAAGCAAATAAAGCACATATTTACAGCATTCCATCTTATGTAACAAGCGATGAATTAACTTTGTCGGATTGGAACAACTATATTTGCCACTATTCCCTTGCTGTTTTATATCTTTAATCACTGTTGAAATCTCGTGTATTTTCGTATCATTATTATCATATTTCTCAATTTTCGAGGTTAAAATTTATGCCTGCCAAACATTTTAGTACGCTTTTAGTACGCTCTGTTTTCTTCGGTATCTGAATAAAATCTCTTATCAAAAAATGTTTTTGGAACTCTTCCGGCTACGGTTATATATCCTTCGCTCCTAAGTTCTTCGTTAAGCTTATGTATAATTCTATATGCGGTTGTCTTTGAGACGGACAACATATTTGCAATATCTTCTGACATATAAAATATTTTCTTCACGCCAATGCCTCCTGTTAATTACCGGTGCTACCGAACCCACCATTACCTCTGTCTGTATCGTTCAACTCATTGACTTCTTCAAACTCCACAGAAAGATATGGTGCAATAACAATCTGTGCAATTCTGTCCTGAATATGAATTGCCTGTGCTTCTTTACCGTCGTTGTGTAAAGCTACGCCAATCTCGCCTCTGTAGTCAGAGTCGATAACGCCTACGCAGTTGGCAGGTCTGAGGGCTCTCTTTGTAGCAAGACCACTTCTTGCATACACAAGTCCCACATAACCCTTTGGAATTTCAAGAGCAATACCCGTACCGATAACCTTAGTTTCGCCTGCAGGAATTGTCTGAGACTGTTTTGGAATGTAAGCATACAGGTCATAACCTGCTGCTTCGTCTGAACCTCTTGTCGGAATTACTGCTCCGTCATATAACTTTTTAATATTTACCTTCACTGTGATTTCTCCTTTATGTATTAGAATCGTGGTCTTAAATTGTTGTTATCAATGAACATACAAGTGATAAAAAGAATGGCCATTATTGCTATCAAATAATCATTCATAGCACACCTCTTACCACGGGTGTATTCTTTCGCCGAGCTTATCTAAATTAAGCTTCATACGATACACATCTTCTACGATTTTATCGTAGCCGGTTGTGTTACCGCTTACTTCTGTATATTCAACATCATACTTACCGAGCAACGCTTTGATTTCATTGGCAATCTCGTCGCTCTCACTCTCCGTCTGAAGTCTACCATTTGGGTTATAAGGTTTACTTCTGGATATGAAATAGTTGACCGAATTGTATGATTTGAAAATTTTGGCTACTAAGTTATTAAACTCTTCGCCAAGCAATTCAGAATGGTTGTATATCGCCGACAGAAGTAACGGACTATCTGTTACAATTACATCGACTTTATCCGCACATCTGCTGATTCTGAAATGCTGTTTGCCAAACACATATGTCTGGTTGTTTAAAACCTCTGTGTTATTTTCCCAAACTTTGTCTTTAGCAAATTCAGTTACGAGCTCGGCATCTACGCCGAGCATCTTTAACTGAGAGAATATGTATGCGGCTCCTGTTGATTTACCAGAGCCGGGTGCTCCAAATAAATTTACAATAATCATATCAATCTGCCTCCGCTATATATAATCCGCAGTGGCACATTCCAGACTCTCCCTTTTCGATTTGGTCGCGGAACTCTTTGCACATACATTTCGTGTCTTCGTTTTTGTCAAGACGACACGGACAATACCCGCCGTTGTCTTTAAGTTTCGCTCTTACTTTCTGAGCATATTCTTTGTCGGGGTTTTGCTTAATTGTCATTCTTTCTCCTCCCGTCACAAATTGTTTTTGCGTTACGAAGTGCCTTTAACGCATCACACATACTTACTATGTAATCGATGTTATCTAAATCTTCATCTCTACGAATTGAATCAATGAATTCAAATTCGATAAAGTCGATAAGATTGGTGATTTGACCGGCGGTCAATTCTACTTTTACAGTGATATCATTCATCAGTGTCCGACTCCTTTCCACTTCTTAACTCATCAAGATATACAGCGAGAGCTTCGTATTCTTCCTCTGTGATATCTTCCATAAAAATATAGTCATTATCTCTGACATAACCGCATTGTTTTAAGAATACATTGAGTTGTTCTCCAATTACATCAAGCTCTCTTTCTCCGCACGCACGGCAAACATCAACACGAGACTCATTGACATAATCGTTTCCGAACTCATCTGTTAATTCAAACTTAATTCTGAACTTCTGGTTGTCCATTTGGCTCACGCTCCCCTTGATTTTTAATATTCAAAAAGGCGAACAGTTCCTCTTGTGTTGCAGGCATAAAATCATTATCAAGTTTGTTGGCTATATGTATCTTGCAATCATCAGGAATGAGCATACAATGATTGTCAGGGAAACAATACTTAAACGCATCGTATACACTTCTCATTGTTTCCATTGAATATTTTTCAAATGGGATTTTAATAATGAAAACATCACTTAGACTGACCGTTGCTTTGTCGATTTTGTTTACATCTATATTCATATTGATATCCAAAGTCTCACTCCTTTGCGAACTGTTCTAAAAATGTATCGAGTTCTTCGGAGGGCTCGGCATTGAAATCATCTGTCTGATTGATAATCTCCCTCATAGTAAGTTCTGTAAACTTTGCCTCAAGGGTTAATGTAGAACCTGTTATAGCCGGAGAAACCGACAGAGATGCTCCGTCGTCCGAAAAGTCAATAGATATCTCAATCTCCTGACCGTTTCTGCACATACCGTATATCTTTGCACCTGTTAATTTATCAATTATAAAATCCGTTCCCATCCTCATACCTCTTTCATTTAGTTAAGAAAAATCTATACAATACTTAACAATCCGTTCTCTTTCAAGGTCGTCCGAGAATTCGTCCCAAGGAATTGGTTTATATTTCTCTGTGACATCCCCTGTAATATCGTACAGTCTTTCGTTTATCATCACCATAAAGTGATTTATGATTGGGTCGTACATCATTCGTGCTTCGGGAAACCTTTCGCGTAAGATGTACGCAAACCAATAACAACACCCACAGGTAAATACCTCATCTATGTTCTGTGTTTTACTGACCTTGTGAAAGTGGTTTATAAAGTTATGTATTTCACTCATAGATTAGCTTATCTGTTCGGCATATTGATTATCAGAAGCAAGGTGTACACCAAGTACTTCATCAAATCTGCCGGGGTTGTTCGGAATAAATCTTCCGAATTTAATAATTATGTTCTTAAACTCTCTGAGCTTTTCGACCTGCTCTGCAATTTCTCCCTTATAGTATCCTGTGTAAATCAAAACTGTATCATCACGGTTATACTCTTTACGGAACTTTGCGATAAGGTCGTACATTTGGTCGAACTGTTCAAACGGCTCAAGGCCTGCGAAACAAATCGCCTTTGTAATACTATTGGATATATATCTTTCGATTATCCCTTCGTCTACCATTGCGATGGTGGCGGTTCCCCGCCACGCATCATTCAAGCAGACGGACAACGGGATGCCTGCTTCTTTGCAACACTTACCACTACAGAACGCAGTTGCAATATACATACAGGGTTCTTTGTATTGTACGAAATCTTCGTCCACGATTGTCCTTATAATCATAATTGACTCCTTAATCCATCAGCATCTCTGCGTATTCGTACCACTTTCTCGTATTGAACTCTCTAAATCTGTCTTTAGAGTATGAACGGGTTGGTACGAGATAACCTACGATACGCTGATATGTATCATAAACAGGTTCTCCGCAAGTAGGACAAATGTCTGTTCCTACAAATCCGTGATGGTTTTTACATTCGTTGATTCTTGTATTGAAAGCGAAGTAGATAACACCGGACTGTGCAATCGTATTAAGCATATTCCAAGCTACATCTGTATTCGGGAAGTTAGCTTCAAGATTGATGTGTGCAATACTACCACCGCTACACTTCTCATCGAGAATCGCACTTAAGCGAAGCTTCTCTTTGATTGTGCATTTTTCAGAAAGAGGAATCCACTGGTTAGAGTAGATGAACTTCTCATCTAAGTCGTAAAGCTGATTGTCTTTCTGACAGAGAATAACCGCCGCTCTTTCAGCAGGAACGCTTTCGATGTTGAACGAATATTCATCTGTGAATGTATCCTTAACCTCGTTGAGTACTTCAAAAATCTTACAAGCAAAGTTGATACCCTCATCTGTGTAAGATGTATATCCGAACTCGTCTTTTGTTGTATATCCAAATGCTTCGATTACTTCATACAGACCGAGGATACCCATAGTGCAGTACTGTTTATCCATCTCAACTGCACCGTCCTGATAGTTAGGAAGTAATCCCTTTTCAACATTTCTCTTAATGATGTGTCTTACTGCATCAAGAGTCTTACAACAAAGTACCGCACGCTTTTTGAGTAAAGCAAGGTATTTCTTTTCGTCACATTCCGTTTCGAGTGCGATACGCATAAGGTTAATTGTGTTTACTTTAACAGAGCCGATTGATAATGCAGTACCACCGATAGAGTTGATAAACGCATTGAGCTTAGATGTATCGGAGAGAAGTCTGCAACAGTTACTTAAAGTTGTAACATCACCACTGATAAAGAAGTTACTGTCGTTCCAAGTAGTGTTGTGGTCAGAACACCAACGAGCAAAGTCTTCGTCCACGAACTTACCGTCTTTATAAAGTAAACTGTAGGTAAGCACAGGGAATGTGAACATATTCTCGCTACGGATTTGAGATACAACATCCATAAAGATTTTCTGGTGTTCAATAAGTTCCTCAACGCAGTCGATTACATAAGAACCGTCAGGGTATTTAACGCCACCAAACAGGGATTCTATATAGTTTCTATCGAAGATAGATACATTAACAAACGCTGTCTGGTCGATTCTCATAAACGGCTGATTGAGCCTGTAGATAAGTTTCTGGAAAGACTGTCTGATGTAATACTCAGGGTCTTTAATTAAGAAGCCCGTCTCACAATCCTTTTTCCAGAAGTAGTAAGTCCATACAAGGATGTTCGGGATGCCTACGGCACCGGAGCTTCTGTTGCTCATGTAGCTTATGTATTCAATAACATCATCAATAAAAGTAGTGAGATGTTTTGGCGGCTGATTATTATAGTTTTTAAGGAAGAACAATCCCTCTTCCGCAAGACGAGTTAAGTCGTAAGCATAGCAGTACGGAAGATATGTTGTGGTCGAGGCATCGTGCAAATAGAAAGCGCCGCTGTGTTCGCACTCAAACCATTCCTTAGCTGTTCTTAAATTGTATTTCTTTTTAATCTCGTAGAAAATCTTGTTAAAGGCAAAAAGCTTATCAAGGGATTTACCTTTCTCGTTGATGAGGCTTCTGATATCCTTATTGGATGCGTTTGCATTTGCGTCAATCGTAACATCTGCAACATTCTTATCCACGAAGCTATCGATAAAGTCTGAGAAGTTTAACTGTGTTTCGTGAAAACCATTGAGGTAGTCAAAGTCTTCACCGTATTTCTCGTTCATCACGAGCATTGCCTTTTCGAAATCCCTGTTCATTTTTAATGGAATGTTCATTCACTCGTCTCCTTACTTATTATTTACCCATTCAACTGCTTCTTTGAATTCGTACAAATTTCCGTTAACACTTAACACGGGAACCTGTGTAATACCAAGTGCAGTCATTTCATCAACCGAGTTGTTTTCTGTAAAAGGAACCGCTTTGTCTGTAAGCTTACTCTTTAATACATCACAACGAGGGCAGCCGGTTGAGTATAAGATAACGCTATCCTGCATAGTGTCACCCCCTTAAGAATTGTTTGCGATATAGTTTATCGCGAAATAAACTTCTTCCCAGTTATGAACACGAGTTATGTAATGTGGTTCTGTGTCAAAGCTCTGGTTATGTGGTGCGTCGTATAATAACTTGATATAATCTCCACCAACTAAATTGTGAGGGGCATCGTCCACCAGAACATCACCCTTGATTAGTTGTTTCTGCGACGCATAGATTACATCGTTTGAGTTAAGAAACGGAAAGTACCTTGCTATGGCATAATGCCATTTCGCACTTACTGTATCTGGATGAGATGAAGTAACAATTACAACCTTGTGTCCGTCTTCCATTATCTTTTTGATGTTTTCAACGGCACCCGGAAGAGGAGTGACCCTCTTCCATAGGTCTTCATTGAATAACGGTTCATATACTTCATTTCTGGGGATTGTCGGAAACGCTTTCGCCATATCCCATTCCTTGATATCAGTAAGCGAAACAGAGGTACCGTGTTTTTCATTCAGATACTTAACCCACTCTTCGCAGAGATTTTCGATTGTATCATCTGCATCAATAAGAACCGTTAGTATTTTCATCAAATCACTCCTCAACTTCGTCTGCACACTGGCTTATCCAGCCACGGTGGTTAATTGTTAAGTTACACAATACCGCTCGTTCTTGCGGTTCAAAATGTTTTATGTATTTCATAAAGCCACTTTCTCTCGGATGCTCTAAGTCGCATTGTAATTCGTGACCAATGACAATAACTTTTACTTTTGTACCGATTCTTGTGAGGGTTTTCTTTAACTGTGCAACTGTATAGTTCTGAGCTTCGTCAATAATCACGACCGCATCATCAAGATTTGTACCTCTCAAGAATGTATCGGTAATGCAAGTTATATATCCTGTGCCGTTCTTTTGGTTTACCATACTCTCGTCATTGATTGAGGTAATCGGATTAACGCCACAAGTAATTAAGGCTTGGTAGAAAGCTTCAAAGTAAACCGAACTCTTTTCGGTAATGGTTCCGGGTAACCACCCTTGCTTTCTTTCTCCGTAAGGAGACATAATATATACGAGGTTGCTGAACATTCCATATTGTATGAGTAGATTTGCAACCCCTGTAGCAATGGTGGTCTTACCAGTACCTGCTCTTGCGTTACAAAAGACGATATCAATGTCTGGACTCCAGATAGCATTTGCAAACTTCTGTTGTTCTTCATCTAACTGAAGTCCATAGAATGGATGACCGTCAAGAGTTTTAGGCGACTCTCCGTAAAATTCAGGGATGGGTTTCTTCTTAGTCGCCATAGGAGCCTCCTTAAACTATTTCGTTGATATCGCAGTCTTCACCGATGATGTAATCGACAAATCCTTTTTCTTTTGCCTCGTCTGCAAATAAGTACCACTCAACACGAAGCTTGCTATCGTATTCTTCCTCAGACACTTTACTTCTGGAGAGAACATATTGCTTAATACGGCTCTCAATCTTTCTGTTGAACTCCATTTGGTCTTGGGCTTTTGCTCCAGAGTTGTATACGAAGTTCGAACCGTCGTGCATAAGGAACTTTGCATTTCTGGTTGCAAATCTTTTGTGACCGGAAAGTCCGATTAAGAAGCCCATACTGTATTGATAACCGAGATTGATTGTATAAACAGGCGTTTTGCTATTCATAATCACATCGATAAGCTCAAAACCAGAGTCAACCTCGCCACCGTTTGATGTAACATAAAGAAGAATTGGCATACGCTGGTGAGGTTCAAGCCCTTTGTCTTCTTTATTGATTTGCATTATGTGTTTCACAATGTCTGCTACAGAGAACTGGTCGATATCTGCGTTTAAGAAAAGCTTACGCTGTTTCAAATCCTGCAAATAAAACAGTTCATCAATCATACCGCCCTCGATAAGAGATTTTTCAATCGACACTTCTATGTCGTAATAACCTTTACACTGCATATAAACACTCCTTAATCCATTTAGTAATATTTTCTTCCAACTCGCTGAGCGTACCGTCATTGAAAATGCAGTAGTCAGGTTCAACATTATCCAATGCCGTTTCGGACGGATGTTGTTGCTGTTCCTCTGTGAGAGGACTTTCAAAATTGTTACGAACAACTCTGAGATGAATAGTATCAAAACCGTTTTCAACCATTGTTGTTACTTCATTTGGGAATCTGCAGTCAGGAATGATAACATACTCCCAGTTTTCGTGGAAATACTTCAGCATCATAGCTACGAAATCCACCCATAATGTAGGGTTCTGCTTTCTGATTACATCAGTTCCTACATACTGTAACATCTGTCTGCCTTTTTCATCTTTGTTGCCATCCCAACCAAAATAGTTTCGGCAAATATACTTGAGTAAGTCGGCGTAGTGTGTTACGAGGACTCTTTTACCGTCATTAACAAGTGCCTTATGTAAAGAACCTGCAACGGTGTCCTTACCGTTTTGAGCTTTACCTGAAATTAAAATAACTTTCACAGTTACTCGCTCCTTTCTTTAATCGTTAGTTTGTGACCACCTAACTGACACAGCCTTTCATAACGACCGCAGGTCTTTTTCTCGGGGCAGTATCCTAAATACTCACACTTTGGCATCATCTGTGTCTCGATGATATATTTCCATTCGTCAGAGAGTTGACTTAAAGCTTCAAGGATATCTTTGAACAACTCACGGAATTCGTGGTATGCTCTTGTACACATTCTCTGTCTGGACATATCAATAAGGTTTCTCAGATTTCTCTTATCAACCACTCTTGTTTCCATACCGAGAGGTAGAAGCATAGCCGCGTCTTCTCTTGGAATACCAAGTGCTTCGAGTCTAACCGTTTGGTTTGCAATAAACCGCATAGTCTCTTCGTAAATCTCTTTTGCTTCTGCGTTTCTTGCAATACTCGGTGGAGTAACAAACGGAAACTCGTTGTAGTTAATGTATCTTGTCGAAGCCTGAAGTCGAGTCGGAGAACCGCCGAGGTGGGTGTACCACTCTCTGATTACTCTGGCTGAATATCCCTCAAGCACGAGTTCAACATTTACATATTCGAGAGTTCTGCCGTGACCCGACTTGATACAGTCAAGGCCACGCTCATAATTTTTCTTGGCGTCTGTTATATCTCCACCCCAACAGACACCGGCTCTCGCACCGATTAAGGAGATAGGGTTTAAAGTTGTTTCGGGTAATACCGTAATTCTTCCCATTGGACATTTCACTCCTTGTAAATTATTTAGTTATCTTGATTATGTATAAAAAGAAATATAATTATTTTTCAACGATAGGATTTACTTTACACTCATCAATCAGAGCTTCCATACAGGAACAACACAAGTCTAACTCAAGTGTCGAGCCGTCGTGTTTCGTTCCGTAGCCGAGCTCTCCGTAAATGTGAAAGTTTTCCTGTTCATCCCATCTATCAAATGGTTTTCCGCATTTGTTGCAGACATACTGTTTGGCCATTATAACCACTCCTTTTTGTGTATGAAATCGTAGTTTTATATACATTCCGTAAAGGGTGTACCTTTAGGACTTAACCGCAAACTCATTTAAGAAACTATCAAGTTCTTCAGTATCGGTTACATTTTCCATAGGGTCAATCGGCGGTTCTGGGTCAAACCCCCATTTACCGAGTCCATATGTTTTGTACAAATCTCTTTCCCTACGAAGATAATCTTCTTGCCACGCATACATTGCGTCTCTTAACACATCGCCCTCGTATGGTTTTTCAAAACGAGCTACGCAGTCCAAGAAAGCAGGGTCACTAACTTCATCGTGTACCAACACCGTATGATATCTATCTCCGCTTCGCATTGCGCTAACCGTGGTAAATTCGATTGAGCTTCCGTTGGTAAATCGTACAACCGAAGTATAAGGGGTTGACCTAACATCTCTGAAGAATGGAATTCGGTCTAAAGAATTAAGTCTTATCATTTCTTCGGTAAAAACTCGAATGTCATTCCTGTGTGGTAGGACTATAGCCACCTCATATTTTGAGTGTTGACCACACTGTGTAAGTATTTCTTCAAATGTGGTTTCGTTTAAATATGCCGCCATTCGCTACACCTCACTCTACGCAGTATTTACTGATGCTTGTATAGATGTCGTTCTCGGACTCACAGTACAATGATTTCCATTCTACTGTAGCCATAGCACCTAACAAACTTTTACCGTTCACGCAGAAACCATTTCCGTCAATCAACCTTACGGCTCCGCTTTCTTCCGTAGCAATACGAACAAAGTCCATAATGTCTGCGGTAGTAATCAGTTCAATTTTGTGTTTGAACATTATTATCACGCTCCTTAATAAATCTTGCTATATCCAGTTAGTCTGTAATACTGACCATTCTTTTCAAAGCTCTTACAGAAAATGATTTCGCCTTTCTTAATCGGGTCTTGGTCATAGACTTTATTAACAACGGTGAATCTGCTTTCAACTCCGCTACCAATCGACTTCGTTACCACAGAATATCCGAACTGTTTGTTGTCTTTCTTTCTGACCAGTGTGTATACATCCAACACATATAACTTTCTTCTGTCTTCTTCTTTGCCGGAAACATATCCGACATATCCCATAACATCTACGAAATTCCTGACCTTAAGCAAATCGCTCAAATCGTCCATATGTATATCTTTAATCGCATCCTCGACCTCACTCATAATAGACTTCACATCGAGCAATGTGTAGCTCTTCGCAACACCACCAGACTTTGTTACGCCTACAGAGTACTTCGATACGATTGGTTCAAGGGGTGTACCATCGACTTTATCTTTGTTGATTTTCTTTGCTTGCCCCTTTTTAAATGTGTCGTAGAACATTTCAGAGATTCTTATCAGCTCACGCTGATTACCAAAGTCCGAGAAGAAATCAAGTTTAATAAGTATATCAAGTTGCCTTGTGTTGATTGATGTTTTACTGTCAAGGTCTGCCAGTATATCTACGAACTTTGTATATGTTCGCTCGTGTGCAAGCTGATATAATTCTTCAGCAATTCCCGAGCTCATAAATTTAATTGAAGTTAATCCTTTGGCTATGATGTTCTTCTCTTTATCGAAGAAGTATTCACTCTTGGATAGACCCCATTTTGGCATTGTGATTTTAATACCAACCTTATTTGCGTAAGCAGTACCATTTCGGATATCATCTTCGTTTGCCGCATTATTCAAGAACGATGTGATAAACTCAATCGGATGATAATAGCGGTAATATGCACATAAATATCCAAGCAAACAGTAAGCTACTGAATGGTTGTATCCGAACTGATAACTCGCACTGTCCTCAATAACCTGTAAGAATTCTTTAGCTTCTTGTTCTGCGACTTCTCTTGGTTGTGGAGACTTCTGACAGTATCCCTCAAGGATTGACGGCATCGCTTTATCAAGTCTATCTTTTTGTTTACGACCAATAGCACGACGAATGTTATCAGCTTCACTGCCACTTAACCCACAAATCTGTTGTAAGAACTTGATTGTATCCTCTTGGTAAATAAGATAACCGAGGTTTTCTTTCAGCAGTTCATCAATGATTTCTGACGGGTTCTTATGTATCTGTCGAGCAAGTAACACATCTCTGTATGAAGAACCAGACGGTCTGATACAAGCGGTTACAATCGACATATCAAATATACTTTTAGGAACGAACTTCTTTAAGCTTTCAAATGCGAACGCACCCTCAAATTGGAAGATACCAGACGGGTTCTTAATCATATCAGCCCAAACTTCTTCGTCGTCCCAATCTATTTCGTGTGTCTGCGGATAAGGTTTATTCATATATCTACAAGCATCACGAATAACCTGTACGGTTTTCAAGATAAGGAAGTCATACTTTGCAAGACCCGTGAAGTCGTGTATGTTTTCCATATCCAATAGTAAACAATTTTCATCGTCCTTATCGAACACGCCGAAGTTATCGACTAATGTGATAGGACTGATTACCATTCCGGCGGGGTGTACTGACTGAGATATCTTGGTGTCAATCAAACCGTCATAGTAATAGAACAACTCAGGATATTTCTTTTTGGTTTTCTCTGGGTCAGAGTCGAACTCATTTTTAATTCTTGCAATATTTGGAAGCGACCAAGGGTTTTCTTCTTTACGACGATGTATTTCTGTATAACCACCGTCTGTTGTGTCTCTTATCATTCCGTTAGCCGTATCCCATTTCATAGCTAAAGCTCTACCCACATCATCGATAACTCCTTTGGATTGCATCGTACCAAACGACGCAACTCTCGCCGTCTTATCATCACCGAACCTGCCTGTTATATGTTTGAAAATCGCAGGTCTGTCAGATTCAACGCAGTCGATATCGATATCACCAATCTCAAGTCTATCCTCATTACAGAATCTGGAGAAAACTGTATGCCAAGTCTCTGGGTTAAGGTCGATAATATCTGTGACATATGCAATTCTTGAGCCACCAACCGAACCTCTCGCAGTTCCTATCGCCATACCTTGTTCTTTACACCAACAGATAAGCTCTGACATCGACAACATAAAGCCGTCCATCTTAAGCTTCTGGAAAACTCTAAGCTCTTCATCAATCGCCGTTCTAAATGCTTCACGCTGGCTCTCAGGAATAACTCCTGTAGCAAGTTTCTCTGCAAACTTTCTTTCAATCGTTTCCTCAAACTTCTGTGAGTCTGCTTCTCGTGAACCATATAAGATAGGATACTTAATTGATGTGTCGAGTTCGATTTCCTCTGTCATATCATACAGTTGGTTTGTGTTTTCGATTGCGGTTAAATATTCTTCCTGAGATAACGCACCTTGTAATCTAAACATCTCAACCAGTTCGTCGTATGTTTTGTATGTTAAATCAAAAGCATCTTCGTCACCGTATGATTTATGTTTTGCTGCAAGTAACATTGCTCTACATTCAGCTTTATATTTACTTGAGCTATGAGTATCAGTTCCTGCAATTAAAGGCTTACCGATTTTCTTTGAAAGAGCAACAAGTCTTTTGTTAAACTCAATCTGCTCCGGGTGATTATGAGCCTGTACTTCTAAGAAGTCGTACTTCATTGCGAGTTCCATATATCTTGGATGTGTGTCTGGCAGTTTGTTTAACGGAGATGCTAAACACGCACTTGTCGAAATGATGTTACTGGATATATTTAAGAACTCATCAAATGTAATTCTGTTTGTATAGTAGAAGTGGTCTTTATCACACGACTTGCTCACGAGGGCATTGAGTTCTCTGACACCATCCATATTGCGAGCCATTAAAACTGTGTGGTAATTGTCACGAACTTTTTCTTCAAGCGATTCTGTTAAATAGATTTCTACTGAATGTATGTATCTTAATCCCGCCTGCTTACAAGCGTTCCATTTTTCCGTCCAGTTCAATGGCTTTCCGTGTTCGGAAATAGATAATGCCTTTGAACCATTTGCAAGAGCCAAGTCGATGTAATCTTGGTACTTGGTACAACTGTCAAGCAAGCTATACTCCGTATGACAGTGGTACATTATATAGTTTCCTATAATGATACACCCCCTTGTACGATTTTAAATGTTCCGAGAAAAGAGTCGAGTTCGTTTGTTTCTTCCTTGTTTGTGAGGTCGAAGTTAAAGTCTGCGAGTACAGAGTTTATAAGAGCATCCATCGCATCTATTGCCATTCTCGTAGCCGTGAAAGATGAAACTCCGTTTGAAACCCTCTGTAAATCTCTGATTAAGTCCGATGTGTTTCGCAGACTACCCAAAGAATCGTAGATAGATATTTGAAGTTCGTCTAAAATCTCCAATGTTCTTTCTCTTGTAATCGGACTGCCGTAAAATTCAACAGGAGTGATTCTACCTATATCGTAATTTCTGTTCATATAACTTCTTAAAAACCTCCAATCCTTTATCTACCGGTGCATCCTTTTCATCTAACAAATCTTCTCTGTCCCAGAAGTATTCAACAGACACATACCGTTTTAATTTGCTTATGTTGTGGTCGTCTCTCACTCTAACATCCTTGTCGAGTGCAAAAACCACCCGAACACCAAGCCTTGCGAGTATCTTCATCTGGTTTGGATTGAGATGAGATGTTAGTAGAGCACCAGTGTTATGAATTCCCCACGAGTCAGCCACCAAAACTGACTTACAACCCTCGAATAAGATTACTTCTCGCTTCTCAAGTATCGACTCCATATTCTCAAATAACCCATAGATGACATCCATCTCGCCCCAACCCGAAAAATATGTGTATTTACGCAGTTTTTTCGCCTTGAAGTCTGGGTCAAGAGTTCTACCGCCGATATTTACAATCTGTCCTCTGATATTTCGTATTGGATATACTAATCTGTTTGAAAAACTATCGTAGTAAACTTGGAATTTACTCAAGGACGCCCTTGAAATTCCTTCAGCTTCCCACACAGCGAGCTTTTCATCTTTCTTTTCGTACTTTTCCATACAATTTTCAGGATAAATTGTTATCGAAGACTCTTTTCTGTGTTGTTTTGCGGGCTTAAACTTCTTACAAGCGACCGTAGCCGCTAATTTTTTCCTCGGAACAACGGTTTCTCCGTCACAGCCAATATATTTTTTCAAAATTTCCACAGCTTCTCTTGCTGAACACTGATTGTAATGCTTCACAAAGGTAAAAACATTACCGCCAATACCACTGGAGAAGTCATAGAAACTATTGGTTTCTTTTCTTATCGAAAACGACGGTGTGTTCTCGTCCTTAAACGGACTTAAGCCCCAGTATTCGCCGTTCTTCTCTTCAAGTTCAACAAACTGTGATATGAATTCCACGATGTCAATCATTTCAATCATTTCTTCAAGCTCCACACCGTCATCTCCTTACTTGTAAATTATCTTTTTAGCTTGACAGCTTAATAAGGTGCCTGAGGTATATGCTGTCTGGCTTCTTCATACGAAATGTGGTTACCATCGAACTTCATATCGATGTATTCTCCGACGGCGTGTTGCATACCGTTACGGTTTAACAAGATTCTGAGCTTCTTGTTGCCACATTCCACACCATCGGCTTCAATTTCCTCTGGTGTTTTATCCTGAAGTAGTGCAATAGTACTTGCATTTCTACCAATCTTGGCAGAGTCGGCTACTTTTCCTGTTGCGGTAGCCTGAGCCGCACCAATTCCACATACTCCCATATCTCCGCAGATTTGGTTCTTCACCAAGTCAACGAATCTTCCAAGTTCAGCGTAGCTATCCCACGCATCACCGTCACTACTACCTTTGAAGTAGTCAATAATCAGGACATCAAGTCCTTGTGTATGCTTAACCTTTTTAACAGCAGTATAAATGCTCTGTTGGTCAAACATTGGTATGTATAAGTGTGTATATTTTCTGGTTTTCATCCACTCTTTAGCTTCTTCAATCTTCAGAGCTTCTTCTCCAGAGTAATTACCTGATGTAAGTCTCTTGTATTCAACACCCGACAGGTGAGAGAGAACTCTCGCGGTATGTAATCTCGTGTTTAACTCGGAGTCGATATAAAGTACGGCTAAATCCTGCTTAAGTAAGTCGATTGCACAGTTAAGTAACATCATTGACTTACCTTGTTTTGCCTCGGCCGCAAATATAAACAACTCACCGGGCTCTATTGTTGCATACTCATTCAAAGTCGGGAACTTAAAAGGTATTCCTGCGTATCCATTACTTTGTCTGGATTTAATTTCATCCCAACAACCCTCAATGACATCCTTGTACTGCGGAATATCATTGGTAGATGAATACTCAGTCATAACATCATCGATAGTATTGTAAATTTCCTGCTGAATGTTTTCCTTTGCGCCCTTGTAACACAAATCCTCACACTCTTTAAGTCTTTGGATTGTATCTCTTCGGAAAGCGTAGTCTAAAACATTGCTTACAAGCATTTTATATTCCTCAGGAGTCTGTCTTGCGAGTACATCACACATATCCATTAATTCATTAAGTCTATCAAGCGTAAGTTCCTCTGCAAACTTCCTTGTTGCATCTGAAGAATTAAGAAATTCGATGATGTTGTACGGGTCGATTGTAGAAATTCCCTTTTTGGCAAGTCCTGTAATCGCCGTATACACACAAGAGTTTGTTTTTTCTGTAAAGTGTCCCGGCAGAAGATGTTCTGAGTAGAACGAGAAGTCCGGGTTACGAATTAGTGTGGCAATGATACCAGCCTCACTATCTAAACTGCAAAGTTCTTCTATTTTCAACTTCATCTTCGCTCCTCTCGTGCTTCAATGTCATATTCACAGTGGTCGCTAACTCCACATATATAAAAGCAAGAAAAGAAATCTCTGTTCGGCTCAAAGTCCTCTGTGTTTGAAATCCTTTCTATGCTTTCGATTGCCCATTGTTTAGCTTCTTCGTATTTTTGTGCATCAAACTGCTCTTTTATAAATACTCCAGCCTTAAAACAATTAAAGCATAATAGCTTAGGGAGCACACCGTATTCCTGTTCAACTGCGGCGGCATACAAATATAACTGCCTAAGCATTTTGTCAAGTTCCATATCCTTGACAGTAGGTTTCGCTCTGTTACTTCTCGGTTTTAAGTCTCTCGACTTATTGTCAACGATACAAATTGAACCGTCATCGTCATACCCAAGGTAATCGATATATCCTATAAAGTCATAGTCACCAATCTTGAACTCAACCCTCTTTTCCACATCAATCATCTTATAAGGGAATGGGGAAAAGCTCTTTAGATATTCGCAACCTGCATTTATGTATTTCTGAACGGTACTTTCTTTCGGCCGTATACCTCGGACTTCCTTTTTAAAATCCAACAAGAATGTTGTGAGCATCTCGTCCTTCGTCAATTCTCCTTTGTAATACCGTTCAAGTATCTTATGTATAAAACTTCCGTAACTTGAGTAGAACTTGTCGTCCTCTTTAAATCTTTTTATGTATCTTAGAAAAAACCGATAGGGGCAATCATTAAAAGCTTCTATTCTGGAGTAGCTCCAAGTCATATCGTCAATCAATGGTTTGTAACTTATAATCCCCATTGGTCAAACCCTCTTAGAACGGCAGTCTGTCGTCGTCAACACCCTCATCAACGGATGGCTGAGGTTCTGCCGGAGTAGTAGAGGTTGTTTCACCCTCGTCCTGTGTTGTGAAATTGTAGCATTTGAAGTTTGTGTATGTCACTTTCTTATCGCTGTCATACTTTGTTGTTACTTCAACATCACCGAGCTTAATACGGTCTTTCTCTTTAAGAGAAGCTGCTTTCTTTGCGGCGGCTGTACCTACGAAAGCTACAAAACCAGAGAAGTCCTGTACATATTCATCGGTCTGTTTGTCTTTACGGCTTGTTGAGATTCTTACCTGTGTAAGTGTATCAGATTTAACCTCGACACCCCAACAGGTAGCCCAAGCGTCTTTACGAAATCCCATTCTTAACCCTCCTTAACGAATGTTTCTCTGAACTCAGTAAGCAACTTGGTTGCTAAAGCTGATTCTGTGATAGCGAAGTAGTTACTGTTCTTCACATACTTGCTCATAAGTTCCTTGACCGCATCACTCTTATCGGGGTTCTTTGTTAAGAAAGCCTTGACATCCTTATCAAGTTCCTCGATAATCTGCTTTGCAATAGCCAAGTCTTCTGCGGCTTCAGCCGCTCTCTGCTTGCTTCTCCAGTTATCAACATCGTCATCAGGAGTTGCAATATTAAAATACTTCAGTAAGAAATATCTCATTGAGTATGTAAGACCGGAACCAAAAGCCTGAGAACTGTCAGCCTGCTGACCGATTGTAATCCACGGAACATCGACTCTTTCCTCAGGATTTTCATTGTTAATCCAACTGAAAATCATATCAGCACTCACGATGATTTCGTTGTTATGCTCATCGTAATACTGCTTTGAATTCTTGTCGTACTTTGTTTTGAGATAATGATACTGCTCGTGTTTCATTGTGCCCTGTACGATAGACGGTACGAGTGAGAGACCGTACTTATCCATAAAGGCTGTTACTTTTGCCAAGAGCTCATCGTCTGTTACATATTTGTAGTTAAATCCAGACTTATTCTTCTGGATAACTTCTACCTGCTTACGAATCTTGGCAAGTTTCTGATAGATATTTAATGTTTCAGCCATTGAGTACCTCCTTAGTCAGCAAGCAATGCACGGAAATTCTTGATGACCTTGTCGTTCTTATCTTTGGTTTCGCGAAGTCCCTTAGTTGTTGCATCCAACTCTTTCTGGTATTCATTGATTTCTGCAATCGTCTGTTCAATGTTGGAACTTGTCTGAGTGAGAGTGTCGATAATTCCTGTTACAGCAGAAACCGCTGTATTGAACTGTGCAGTGTATGTATTAAGTGACTTTTTCTTTTGCTCAAGCATATCCTGAGCTCTTCTGCGTTTAAACAACATTTACTTTCCCTCCGATTCTAAAATATAGGTTGCAGATTCGTCTGCTACATGAACTAACCAAGCAAACGGGAACTGTTCAAATGCGTTTCCGACATTCTTTGCAGCGCCGTCTTCCCAGCTTGACATATGACACTGGATTGCGACCGCTTCTTCCGGTGTTAACTTAACAAAGTGTTGTACCAAGAATACGGATTTACTGCCGTGTCCGCCATAACAAAACTTTTCTTTGATAGTGTAGGCATCATAGCTTTCCCACTGTCCTTCACTGTTCTTTCTGTTTCTCTTCTCGGTAGTATATAAGTTAACTTTGCACAAATCGTGGAACAACGAACAAATAATCACCGACTCTTCGGAAACCTCAATCTCAGGGTAAGCACTAAGCAATCTCTTTAATTCGTCGTAGACATTCAGAGAATGGTCAAGCAAGCCTCCGGCATATGCTCCGTGGAATCTTGAACTTGCTGGAGCGGTATAAAAACCATTGTCCTCAAGCCACTGTAACAGTTCGCTAACACCGGGACGATTGATACTCTCACACAAAGAAATAAATCTTTCCTTATTATCCATCATCACACCTCCTTTATAATGAAATATCTATATTATGGCATTTAGCCTTGCGGCGGCAGTAGGTTCTGCCCCTACCCCTGAGAACGCTGATGTCCCCTATGCTTCTACTACAACATACCGTCTTGTAAATTATTTAATTAGCTTGATATATGTATTGAAAAGCCTGCCAACGCAGGCAATTCATTAAAATTATTTTTTGTATGCGAGTTTCCAACGCTGATAGTCTTCTAAGTAATCGTGAACGAGTTGTCTTTTCTTTGCATCTTGTGTATTTCGTCCACTATCTAACTTATATGTTTTACCCTCAACCTGATGTGAAACTACAGTGCTGAAATCAGGTTCGATTCCCATTTGTTCGTTCTCGTATGCTCTGAAGAAAACCCCAGAAATCCAAACTCTATAGTAGCTGAGCTTCAAGTCTGTATGCCCGTCGTCTCTTTTAGACTTTGAACGCCTTGATAACTCAACTCTCATAGCTTTTAGAGAAGCCGTAGCTCTCAAACCTCGTACAACTGTATCTCCGGGAGCTCTGTCTTTCCATACATCAGAGGAGTAGAGAGGATGGTTATATACGAACTGCGTCAACTCAACACAATTCTTAAAAGCGGGAACAGCTTCTCGGTACATAGGAACCTCTGTGTCACCATACTTAATAACCATTCTGGAGAAGTCAACATCTGAACACTTCACCTTAAGGATATCTTCTTCTTTTACACCAGCATAGGCAAGCCAATAATAACATCTATAGATATTATCTGTTGTCTTACGGTCAACCGGTTCGCATACCTCGTTGAGATAATTCTCAAGATGTGCGGGGCTGGATATTGTTTGTTGTTTAATCTTTTCTAATCCAACCGTATTGATGTTTAACATTCCGTCACAAGAATCGGGAACTCCCATTGCAATACACCATCTCACATAGTCCTTTAAGATTATGAGACGCATCCATTTGCTTCTGGCTCTAAAACCTACAAGCTCCTCAATAACTGGTTGCAACACTTCTTCTCTCTGCGTACATATATCAGCATCCCATGCGGTCTCATACTTTTCAATCGCATTGAATATAGTCTGACACACCTTTGCCGTGCTGATACTTTTCGTGTACCCTTGAACAAACTTTGTTTTTAAGCTTTCATTATACATAGCAAAAACCTCCTTATAATTTATGTATCACGCAACAGCGTTTAAAGTAGCAGCTTTTTGCCAGATAGATAACAGTAGCTCTGGGTCGATAAAAGATATCGCTGATGTTGCCAGCAAGTTTGCAACTGCAATCTGACTCATATATTCCTTCGGTATTGTTGTGAGATATGTTCCGAGTCTTTCTTTTGACATACACTCTGGGTTCTCACACAAAACCATACTGTCTCTTTCAAGTCCTGTTCCATCAGCAGGAATGACTACATGAGTAGGTTGATTTGATTTCTTTATAGCACTGGTTAATGGAAGGGCAATTATGTTAGGGCTGTACTGATTTCCGAGATTGTTTTGGAAAACTAATCCGGGTCTCCATCCTTTTTGTTCATTGCCGCATCCGCCAAAACGCATTAAATAAACATCGCCAATCTGAGGCTTTCGTACTTCACTTTGATAGAGGCTCATTGTGCCACATCCTTTCACCGTAAATTTTCATCTTACGGGTACATTATAGCACATAAAAATGCCTTTGTCAAGTTAATTATAAAATTTACTTAAAAAATTTTTTGTTAACAAGCAATCAAAGTGTATTCTTGGTCGTTATTTTTACTGATTGAGTCGCCGCAAATGACCGTAAACACCTTGCCTAACAACGACTCTTCGTCGGATAGTCTTATCGACTTAACCTTATTCAAACTCAAAGAATTTTCTCCGCTTTTCAGATGAATTATGTTTGGATTGAAGGTCATAATCATCCTGTTGAACACAAAATTTGCTGAAGTAGTGGCATCGACACTGCGCTGTGTTTGGTTCGCAGACGAGTAGATGATTCTATTAAAGTGATGTGCGCCGCAATAGTCTCTAAATTCGGGTAAAGATAATTTTTTCATTTTTGTAGCTTTCCTCCATTGATTTTTCTCAATCTTTGTGGTATACTACAATAGAGTGGATGAGTGTGGTTGCTCAATCCGCTCTGGGTTGTAGTGATACAACTCAGCGTTTGTGTATTATGAGGGTGTGGTTGTCCTTGTAATACAGTTTCCCGGCAGCTTGTCTTTGGGCAGGCTGCCATTTCTTTGTCACAAAAGCCCTGCGCACAGACTTTTCTCTTGACAACAACAAATATTTATGTTATAATAAGCACATAAACTTTTGTTGGTATTATGATACCACAAAAAATCTCAGATGTCAACCACCTATTGAAAATTTTATAGTCATCTGATTGGAGGTCGCGTTATGAAACTAAGTCAACGCATACAGTCCCTAAGGATTAAATGCAATCTAACTCAAAAAGAACTCGGAGATATAATCAATGTGTCCGTGGTAAGTATCGGTGGATGGGAAAATGATACACGAAAGCCGTCAGCCGAGGCAATCATTGCTTTGGCTAAGGTATTTAATGTAACTACTGATTATTTACTTGGAGTTACTGTTGAGCCTGAAAAAGATGCCTTGTTATTAAGCCAAGGCGAAAAGACCTTGCTATCCAATTATAGAGTACTGGATAAGCACGGCAGAAAAGCAGTGGATACTCTTTGTATAATAGAGAAATCCAGAGTAGAATCAGAAGGCAAGGTTCGTGTAAAGCAATCAAATGTAATCTCGATGAAGAAAAGTTCTGCAAGATACATTCCAAGATATACTACACCGTCAGCGGCAGGCTCATCCATTCCTCTCGATGGCGATGACTTCGAGATGATACTTGTTGATGATACAATTCCTGCTGATGCAGACTTTGCAGTTGGTATTCAAGGTAATAGTATGTATCCCTACATACACGACGGTGACACCGTGTATGTTAAGAAAGATACAGAACTCTCTATTGGAGATGTGGGTATCTTTTGTGTTGATGGAGCAATGTATTGTAAACAATACTATCTTGATGAAAGCAAAAATCTTATACTCTTATCAGCGAACCCACGCTTAAAGCATACAAATGTCTTTGTTGATGCAGAAAGCGGTACAGATGTAAGATGTTACGGGAAAGTGTTGCTCGATTGCCGCGTTGCTCTACCTGATTATATTTATGAAGATTAAATTAACGAACATTAACTCTCATTGGAGCCCAGAAATATCTCCCGCCTATCATACGAGATGTAGATGTAACAGGACTTGCTACATTTATATTATGGAAAACATTATTTGCGTTAACACCATCAACAAATAACATTGGTTCTTGTAACCCGTTATTTCTTAACTCTTTATCATACCATAATATAAATCGTCTTTGTTCAGACCATTTTTGTTGTTCGGCATAATCCCAAACCCCACGAGAACGGATACCCACTTCTGCTATAGATTTGGGTATCTTTGCTTTTTGAGCAAGCAATCCCATAAAAACCATATCATCGGTTACAGTTTCAACCTTAGCTTCATTAAGTATTCTCATCCTCATCTTTTCTGTTTCTTCGACAGGAAGATTATTTACATCATATTCAAGCTTGATATCCATAACGCCACGAAGCCATCGTTCGTTGTCTCGATGTAGGTCGTTTATAAGTTCCTGTGTTCGTTTATCAGCTTCTTTTGATTTATGCTTTTCATTGGCGAGCTTACTGCCGTAGTAAGTACCGCCAAATAAAGCTAAGAAAAATTCAAACATAATGGTTATGCGGAAGCCTCATCAATATCTTCTTGTGCATTATCTATATGTTCGATAGCACTTTCAAGTTTACTGATGGCATCTTCCATCCTTTCGTATTTTTCGCTTGCCTGAAGATTTTCCGGCATATTCTCAAGGCAATCTTCCTCTTCTTCAAGCACATTCGATATTAAATCTGACGCTCTCCCAAGAAGAGTCTTTGCTTCTTTCAGCAAGTCTCTCTTGCGATTATTCATTCGGAGTCACCTCCAATTACGCTTTATCCCAAAGCCCCGGAAATACAAATTTAACAAGAAGATTTCCGTCTTCGGATACAGAGAAACCATATCTTACAGCTCTCTTTGCGAGTTCATATAAGATGTGATTGTCTTTCTCGATTATAACCTCGTCACACTCTAAGACAACTGTGACTTCCATAGTAATCTCATCGACTTCTACTTCAAAAGATTCTCCGTCAAATTCTTTGGATAAAGAATCTACTGCTTCACAGTATCCCTTAAAGATATCTAAACGCTCTGCGTTGATTTTCCACAAAGGATTAAATCTTTCGTTTGCGTCTTCAATTACCATATTGGCAACATCAAAACATTTTACAAAACTCATTGCTATCTCTCCTTTAATCAAGTGATATAGTTAAACCGTGGAATGTAAAGTCCATCTGCACGGTGCCGTTGGTTTTTGGATATACATTAAAGTTCGAAGCGAGCTTAACTGCAACCATAAACCATTTAGGATTGCTGAATGTAAGTTCTTTTCCAACGATACTTACGCTACCCATACTTTTATATGGTTCATTCAACGCATATGTTACCTTTGCGTTAGTTCCTTTTGTTAAATATTTCAACACCTTGTAGGTGTATAAAACTGCCTGTACCTTTCTCGGATTTATAATTGAAGTTCTGTTGTCTTCATTTTCAGCTTGCTCTCCGATAAGGTCTGTCAAACTTTCGAGCATCTCTTCGACTTCTGCGTCTGACATAAATTCTTTTTCGAAATCTAAGTTATTAACCATTCTCATCGACACCTTTCCATCAATATATTATATCACTAATTGTGCAACTTTTCAATACAAGTCACAGAAATTACACAATTTACACAGACATTTTGTCACGAACTTTGAATTTTTCTTCAAGCTCGGTAGGGTTCTTTGCCTTGCCGAGCTTTTTAAACTCTCCGTCTACTACTTCATACAGGAAATAGAAATCCCGTATGGGCTTGCTTGTCATAATAAACAAGAGTTCTTTGTTGCTGTTGTAATATGAAACCCAGACGGTTTCTCCTTTGGGATACTTCATACGCAAGCACCCCTTAATGATTTCACACAGCTCGCAAGTATCTTTGCACCCCTACTTATCTCGTGGCTTTCATTGAACTCAGAGAAAGAGATACGCACAGTATTCCTTGCGTCTTCTTCGCTAAGTCCAATCGCCAAAAGCACTCTGCTTGGCTTTGACTCGTGGCTTCTACAAGCAGACCCGGCAGAAATACAAAGACCTTTCGCATCACACATAAGCACAAGAGTTTCAGCGTCAACACCGTCAAAGGTTTTACTAAGAGTCTTACCAACAAGACGAGGTGGTTGACCATTGATATGAATTATTCCCTCAAGATTATATGTGACCAAACTGAATGCCCACGCAAGGAACAACTATCCCAGCCGTAACAGGTGAAACAGGTATGCTGATGCAGTCTACTCAACTAACAGTAGTAGGTATTGCTATACACGGTGTACAAATTTATTATTAATCAAAGAGAGGTGCCTAAAAGATATGATTAACGCACCTAATGTTCGTGAAACTGCGTGCGACTTTGAAAACCTTTTCGACGCAATGAATGTATGTAAGTCTGGCGTTTTGTGGAAGGATAGTGTCGCAGGTTGGGTGAAGAACGGACTTATCAACTGTGCGAAACTTGAAGAACAACTATTGAATGGTACATACGAAATTGACGAATACTCTCGTTTTGTCATTTACGAACCAAAGAAGCGAGACATCGTAAGTACACGCTTCAAGGATAGAGTATTTCAAAGGAGTCTTTGCGATACCTATTTAACCGAACAGATTACCAAATCCTTTATATACGATAACGGTGCTTGCCTTCGTAATAAAGGGACAGAGTTTGCAAGACGCAGACTTGTTTCTCATATACAAAAGTTTTATCGCAAGCACGGTCGTAATGGTTATGTACTAAAATGCGACATAACAAACTTCTTTGGCTCTACACCACACAGTGTTGTCAAAGAAAAATTAAGAAAGTTATGCAATGATGATTGGGCTTACTCCGAAGTTTGCCGAATCATTGATAGCTTTGGAACACCAGAGAACCCAGATGTTGGCATGGGGCTCGGTTCTCAAATAACACAAATATGCCAGCTTGGCGTTTTGAATGATATAGACCACGGGATAAAAGAACGCAAAAGAATCAAACACTATGTCAGATATATGGATGACCTTATCCTATTTCACGAAGACAAAGAAGTATTAAAAGACTGCTTACGATACATAACAGATGAGTTGTCAAAAATGGGATTGAAGTTAAGCGAAAAGAAAACACAAGTTTTCCCTATCACTCAACCCATTCATTTCTTAGGATACTCTTTCAGGCTAACAGAACCGGGAAGGTTGTTAAGAAAGTTTTACCGAAGAAAGTTTCACACGAAAGGCGAAAGCTTAAGCGTATGAAAGGACTGGTTGATGATGGTAGAATGACTCGTGAAAAGATGGACAAGTGCTTTGACTCGTGGTTGGCACACGCAATGGCAAGACCGTCCGACTATAGAAAAGGAACACCGTTCCTTTGCAGGGCGGATAATTATTATACTATAGAAAATATGAAACGATTTTATAAATCTTTATGGGAGGTTTAGTATGCAGTATTTATCATTAAAAGACCAGCTTTTAAAAGAGAGGCAAAAGAATGCTGCACTTAGTGCAGAGGCGGCTAAGAACACAGCCGACATTGATTACATTGCTATGATGTGCGATGTTGAATTGGAATCCACCGATGATAACGGGATAACAGATACAGAAATTGAGGAGGGCTAAGTTTATGAAACATAGCGAAAAGTTTGATAAGGTAAAAAATTATTATGACCGTGGGTTATGGAACGAAGCTCGTGTAGCCAATGCGGTTGTTAAAGAATGGATTACAGCGGATGAATATGAAGAAATTATAGGAAGCCCATACGCTGAATAATAGGAGGTACTAATATGGCAATTGTGAAGAAAACTTACAAAGGCACACCCCTTGATTGTCAGCAGGAGTTTGTATGCGATGCTCGTGCCGATGTTGCAAATCTTCCTACACAAAACACAGAGAGGGATAAATGCCCTACCGGTTCTACGGCTTTTGTTATTGATGACAGTTCTGTATGGATGCTCAATAGTGAAGGTATCTGGAAAGAAATTTAATCATTGTCAGAGAGGAGTGACTTAGGATGAGTATAAGTATTGAAACTCTTGCTGCCGCTAAAAAATACGCAGACAGTGTCGCTGCCGGCGGTACTGGAAGTATAGCTGACGGTGCTGTTACCAAGCGAAAGTTGAGTACAGATTTACAAAACTCAATAGATGATGCAGAAACACATCTCAACAAATCCATTCCTTCCAATGCGGGAAGTCACGGATTAAGGTATTATAATGGTGCCTTGCAATATCATAATGGACAAACTTGGGTTACGCTTTCCATCGCAGATTTATTGATATAAACATACCGTCGCTACGATTTAATCGTGCGGCGGTTTATTTGTAGGAGGTGATATGTTTGACGAAGCATATAAGAAATAATAAAAAAACTAAATACACTTCCATTATAAGTAAATTCTTCAAAAAAGTATTTAAAAAGCACGAAGAAGAATACTCAAAAAGATTGCTGTCACGCATAATAAATAACTCGATACTTATGATGTGGGGTACATATATTCTTGCGTGGTTTGGCAAAACAGATATTGCTGAAACACTATCTAAAACAATTGCCGCATCAATCATAGCGGTTGTAGTTGGATATCTTGCAAAATCTGTTATTGAAAATATCAGTAAACACACAGATACATTTGGCAAAAACATAGACTGCATTCAGCCTGATATATGCTTTGATAATACGGATGATGCACAATTTGTGAATAGTAATCGTGATTGTTGAAACTAATGTAATTAAAAAGATAAGGAGGCTATTATTATGGCAGAAATTAAATTAGATAACACACCGGATACTTGGGCAAAGGAAGCTGTTGACTGGGCTGTTGAAAATAAAATTTTATACGGAGACGAAAACGGAAATTATAAACTTCATGATAACTGTACAAGACAGGAAATGCTTGTCTTTATAGACCGGATTATGAAACAATTATAATTAATACGAAAGGAGGTCAAGCGTTTTATGACTGCACAGAAAATTATACAAATGGCTACTTCTCAGATTGGTATTAAAGAACAGCCGGCAAATTCTAATAATGTTAAATACAACACGGAGTATTATGGCAGAGCGGTAAACGGTTCGGACTATCCGTGGTGCTGTGCTTTTGTGTGGTGGGTTTTTAAAGCTTGTGGTGCATCACAGTTATTTTACGGTGGTCAAAAAACAGCCTACTGTCCGACAGTAGAAAACTATTATAAGAAACAGGGTAAATGGTATCAGTCGGGTAAAGCCGGAGATATGGTTTTATTTGACTTTAACGGCAAAGGTATTGCGGGACATATTGGCATAGTAGAAAAAGTAAATTCTGATGGCTCATATATAACCATTGAGGGAAATACAGGTTCTGGAAACGATGCTAACGGTGGTGCTGTTATGAGAAGGACAAGATATAAGTCTTCTATTAGAGGTTTTGCAAGGCCTGATTATACAACTGATATTTTGTTTACCGAAACCCCTGTAAAATACACTGGCGTAATTACTGCTTCTTCTTTGAATATTCGCAAACAGCCAACTACGGATTCGGAAATAATAGCAAAGCACGCAAAAAATGACACTGTTACTATTTCCGCAAGAACCGACAACGGTTGGTTCAGAGTTGACTACCCTAATATCGGTACAGGTTACATATGCGGAGATTATGTATCTCTCGTTGAAGAAAAGCCCGTTCAAGAGGAGAAACCGATTGAGGTAATAAAAGATAACACCCCAGACGAATGGGCTGTTGAAGCGGTAAATAACGCTATTAAAAACGGTATCATTTGTGGTGATGATACTGGCGATTATAAATTACACAGTAATTGTACAAGACAGGAAATGCTTGTATTTTTACATAGACTATATAAAATCATTAAAGGTTAATAGGAGGTTTGGACTATGGATTGGATGAATTATCTCATATCAATTTTATCTGGGCTTGCCGTAGCTATACCACTTATGGTTAAATTAGTCGAGTATGTTCAGAAGTCAATTAAGGAAAAGAATTGGAATAAACTGCTTGACTTAGTTATGAAACTTATGTCTGAAGCTGAAAAGAAATTTGAAGTCGGCACAGATAAAAAGGAATGGGTGCTTGCTATGGTAAAGGCATCGGCAGACACTATAAACTACGATGTAGATGTTGATACTGTTGGAAAGTTAATTGACAGCCTTTGCAATATGTCAAGGACTGTGAACGCATCAAATGTTAAGGAGGAAGTATAAATGACAGAGATTATATGTGCAATAATTACAGGCATCGCATCTATCATTGTAGCGATGGTTGGCGTAAGTATAAAGCGTGCCAACAAAAATGCAGAAAAGCATTCCGAATTGCGTCAGAAAGAAAGCCTTCTCTCACTTCGTATGATGGATGCTACATTGCAATTGTCGGTTGTGACAAGCAACGCTCTTACAGGCGGACATAATAATGGTAATGTTGAAAGAGCAAGAGCTGCCGCTCAGAAAGCAGCAAACGATTATGAGGAATTTATGAGAGAAGCTACCGTACTTGAGGTATGCAAATAAATAATATATTTAAAGCGAGCTTTGCGGCTCGCTTTCTTTTTCTGTTTGAATATAAAACTACACTTTTATATTTACAATTTTCTCAAAAACATTGACTTAAATATATTAAAGTGATATAATAAATAAAAAGTTAAGATATAAATGCAAGAGCAGAATTATCCAATACAGTCCTTCGGGAAGTTGTGTTGGATATTTTTTTTGCACTGAAAGGTGGTGATGAATTTAAACATACAACCGGAAGGAGGTGAAATAATGCCGGCATTTAAAAATAACCAGAGAGGTACTTGGTTTTGCAAATTCTATTATGTGGACTGGACGGACACTAAAAAGCAAAAGAAAAAGGAAGGCTTCGCCACAAGACGAGAAGCATTGGAATGGGAACGAAACTTTCTGAACAAATGTCGTATAGACTGTGAAATATCATTTGAGAATTTTTGTGACAAATATATGGCACACTGTAAGGCAAGGCTGAAACCAACCACTTACGAAAATAAATGTTATATGATTCGTGATAAGGTTTTGCCGTATTTCAAAAATATGAAGCTTAAAGACATAAAAGCCAGTACGCTTCGTACTTGGCAGGATGCGTTAATCACGCACGAAAAAGGGTACACAGCGACTTATTTAAAGACGATTAACAATCAGATGTCTGCCATACTAAACTTCGCTGTAAACAACGATTACATCCCTTCTAACCCTATGCACAAATGTGGAAGTATGGGAAAGAAGAATGCTGAGGGATTGCAGTTTTGGACTCTTGATGAGTTCAAACAATTCTTTGAAGCAATTAAAGACAAGCCTATGTCTGAAGCCGTGTTCAATCTGCTGTTTTATAGTGGTATTCGTGAAGGAGAATTGCTCGCTCTTACATTAAATGATTCTAATTTTGAAAATAACACCGTAGATATAAACAAAAGTTATGTGAGATTTAATGGAGAAGATTTAATACAGACTCCAAAAACCCCAAAGGGTAAAAGGGTAATAACTTTACCGGTGCAGACAATGGATATAATAAAAAATTATGCAGGTAAACTCTATGGGTATTGCCCTACCGATAGATTATTTACCTGCACAAAAAGTTATTTATTACATGAGATGATTAGGGGATGTAGCTTATCCGGCGTGAAGAGGATAAGAATACACGACATAAGACATTCTCATGCGTCTCTTTTAATCGAGCTTGGTTTCCAGCCACTGCTTGTATCAGAGCGTCTTGGTCACGAGAACATTGAGACCACATTGCAAACGTACTCACACTTGTACCCAAACAAACAGAAGGAAGTAGCAGACAAACTCAATGTAATTGCGTAGTCTCTTCATTTGCACACCTTGTGCATTAGTACGCTTTTAGTACGCTTTACTATTCCCAAACCCCGAAAGCCCAGTGTTTATGCGGTTTTTTCGGGGTTTATGCTTTATTCCCTTGCAATGGTATCATTTAGTATATATATTCCAAATGGTACTTATCCTGAGGACTATGTTATGGAATTTTGCTTTAATTCAGGGGCAACACCTACGGAAATAAGCTACTCTGCAAACGGAATAATTAACTGGGTT